TTGAAGCGTCTGCTCATGCCATCGAAGGTTTACAATCACTTGCTTCTGGTGCTGTAACAACGACTGCTGTCGATAACGTTGCTGCTAACGCTACCCTCGGTGGTGTTACATTCTCTAATGGTCTTGCTAATCCTGAAATCGCCAATAACTCTGGTGAAATCATCTATGTTGAGAACAGAAGACTCATCACCCGTGCTGCTGACCAGATCGAAGATATCAAACTCGTAATCGAGTTCTGATTTACTTTTTACTCCGCTAAATACTTCAACGAACAATGTAGAGTATTTGGCGGAGTAACATGCCACAGAAGACTAATCTTAATGTAGCACCATACTATGATGACTTTGATGCTGATAAGAACTTTTATAAAGTTCTGTTCAGACCTGGGTACTCGATCCAGACTAGAGAATTAACATCTCTACAATCGATTCTCCAGAATCAAATTGAGAGCTACGGTAAGTTCTTGTTCAAACAAGGACAGCAAGTAATTCCTGGTGAAGTTGGGTTGAACACCAAACTTGACTATGTTAAGTTGTCTTCTGTCTCGGAAGTAGCGGTGAGCGAAGGTGGACAGATTGTCTACAAAAAATATGATATTAAACAACTAGTTAATACTGATCTACGAGGTATTAACTCAGGTGTTATCGGTAGAGTTGTAGAAGCAGAATACGGGTCTGACGTAGAAGCAGATACACTCTTCGTAAAATACACAACGAGTGGTGATGCCAATAACGAGTCAACCTTTAGACAAGGTGAAACTTTAGAAGTTGTTGGTGGAATCAATACTCCCTTATTAGTTGTCGGTACTGATGGTAGTGTTTTACCAACCAGTATTGACGTAACAGATCCCGTCTCTGGAAATGTTTCCTCTCTCAGCAGTCCAGCGATGGGATTTGCTACTGCAGTGGAAGTGCAAGAAGGTATCTATTTTGTGAACGGTTTCTTTGTCAAGAACCAAAAACAACTTCTTGTTATTAACAAATATTACGATCAAGCATCTGCTAAAGTTGGATTTACTATTAATGAAGATCTAGTAACTCCAGAAGAAGATGCTTCTCTATATGATAATGCTAGGGGATTTTCTAACGCTACTGCTCCAGGAGCACATCGCCTAAGCATTAAATTAAACCTATCTCAATTTGCTTATACAGCAAACACAGATAAAAACTTCATTCAACTTCTACAAATTAAGAATGGTACTGTTGAGAAGCAGGTAAAATCAGCAGATTATTCTTTACTAGAAGAGACTCTAGCGAGAAGAACATATGATGAGTCTGGAGATTATGTAGTAGAAGAGTTTGATTATTCTATTAGAGAATATTTCCAGAAGAATGGTAATAATGGTGTATACACTGTCAGTGAAGATTCTGGTCTTGTTAATGGTCTATCTCAAGTAGATGCTGATGAGAGAATGGTTCTCTCTGTAAGTTCTGGTAAAGCATACGTAAAAGGATATGAAATCCTGAACAAAGAATCCAAGTCTATTGTTGTCGAAAAAGGCAGAGACACTCTGTCTAGAGATAACGTCACTGTAAAGACTCGTGGGATGCCTGAATACAGTGTAACCAATGTATATGGGTCAGTGCCCCTTAACGCTGTTTCTGATGTCTTTAAAGGGTATCCTACAGTCACTCTAGCATCAGTATTCAATGACGGTAGTGTTGGATATAATGGACTGGCACTTTCTACATTAAAAACAACCACAAATAGAAGATCAAAACCCTTTAAAATTAATGAAGGCATCAAAACCATTTATGTTGATGTTTTAGGAACTGATCCAACACAACCATCTGAAATTCCAGATGAATTCTACATCGTAACTTCTAGAGGAACAAATACAGTTTCTGGAACAAGAGTAGAAGTCCTTGCTAAAAGTTTCGTACTAAGACCAGAAAGAGATTCGTCTGTAGACGCTGTATTTTTGGAGATAACTGTTGTCGGAGACAAAGCAGTTCTTGATCAGTATCTAATTAACGTTGATAGCGGTGAAGCTGATAGTAGAAGATATCTTTATGAGACAGAAGCAGCTATGAAAGCTTCTACAGGTGAATATGCTGTAATCTTCGACTATAATGAAACTATCACTCCTGTAGTTGGATTAGCAAAACCTAAAAACTTCCGTCTTATCAACAGAGGTATCGGATTCAATCCTGATAGTGATCTAATTCTATCTAAAGGAAGAGAAGGATCGATTACTCCATATAATACTACTTTTGGATTTAGTTACTTCAATCCAACATTCTTTACTAAACTGACTTTATCATCAACTATTGGTTCTAACACCTTCACTAAAGGAAAATACATCTACGGTAAAGATAGTAAGGCATATGCTGTTGTAGAGAACGATACTGAAGAAAATTTCACTTCGGGAAATACTTTATTTGTTACTACATTGTTTGGTCAGTTTATTCCTGGCGAAACTATTATCGATGAAGATAACAACACCATTAAGATTGGAAAGAACAACACACTATCTCATTTTATTGTTGTGAGAAATGGTGAGGCATATGACGCAGCAGAAAATATCGTAATCAACGGAACTGAATTTGATAGATCTAAAGTTGATCTCGAATTTTATGGTGGTAAATTGATCACTGCTACTATTGTAGATCAAAAAGTTAGAGAAACTATCTATTCTTCCCCACCAGCAATCAATCTCACTGACGATTCTGAAATCACTAATAAGTGTATTGTTACTCCCATTCTATTCAGAAACACAGTTCAAACGTACACACCACAGAATGTAAAATCATTTGGTTCTGTGTATGGAACTGAAGATTATGTATTTACTTCTGATGTTGATTTGAGTTCTTCCTCATATGCTACGTATGATCAAATCAGCGACTTTACTTTCTTCGGAACTAAAGGATATAAATTTATTGAATGTAATGGGTTTGGGGCAGATTTAGGAGATATTGTACAAGGAGATATTATCCAGTTTACTGACGACCAAAACAAAGTAAACAAAGTAATTGTACAATACACATCTGAACCATCTGGCATCGATAAAGCTAGAATTTATCTAGATTCTGCTTTGGCAAATAATGTTGTTAATGCTACTGTTATTAAATTACGTCCAAGAATTTCCAACGCTACTGCTTCGCTTGTTTTCCCAACAGGAAGTAAGCAGGTTGCCTCTCTAGTAAATGATAGTAGTGATACTAAGTTCAACTACTACATTAGAAAAGATTTTGTTACTCAACTTTCCTCTAGTGGTGGATTTATTACATTCACAGCACAACTGCCTGTAGGATCTCAAAAGTTTGTTGGATTTACCGAAAATAGTTTTGTTATTACTGTTCTAAACAAAGGATCATCTACCGTTGTCGAGAACGGAGATATTGTTTACATTGATCCAAGATATATTGAAATCACTGAGTCTACTGAAAATGCTGGTTCTGTTCAAGCAGGTGCTTTACAGATTAAGAACCTTCCTAAAAATTATTTTGGTACTATTACCGACTCCAACTACCCAACATTAAAATTAACCGCTACTGTAGAAATCTTGGGAGCACGTCCTAGACTCAAAACTGTTGTAAGAAACAAGAGAGTTATCGTTGTTTCTAGTGGTGATAGAGTAATTCCTATTAGAGGACAGGATTATGATTCTGATGTCATTGAAGTATTTTCATATGCTGATGCTTTCAAGCTTAGATATGTTTATGAAGGTACAAAGACTAATCCTCCTGTAGTAGATCAAGCAGGAACTTTGGTTAGTGGAACTGATGTAACTTATAAATTCAGGTTTGACGATGGTCAGCGTGATAGTTATTATGATGTTTCTAGAATTATTCTGAAACCAGGATTTGATGCTCCTACTGGTCAATTAGTAATTGCTTTTGATTACTTCGATCATTCTTCTGGAGATTTCATTACTGTCGATTCTTATGTACATGAAGCTGGTATCACTTCAGATGAAATTCCATTGTTTAACTCAGAAACAAGTGGTATTGTTTCACTGAGAGATTGTGTTGACTTTAGACCAAAAGTAGACACCGAGACAACGATTACTGGTTTCCAGGATAACTCTATTGTTTCTCTCTTCGATAGCACCGATTATGTAAGTTTCACTGGAAATGGTGGTGTTGGATCTTTGACTCCTGCTCCAGATACGAATCTAATTTACACTATGTCATTTAGTGAGAAGCAATACTTAGATCGTATTGATGGATTGTTCTTGACTCAGAAAGGAGATTTTGTTATCAAGAAAGGCAACTCATCTCTCAACCCATCAAAACCAGAACCAATTGATGATGCTATCTCGCTTTGCTATCTACATATTCCTGCTTACACCAATAGCAGTAAAGATGTAAGGGTTATTCCTGTGGATAACAAGCGTTATACCATGAAGGACATTGGTAAATTAGAGAAGCGTATTGAGCGTC